TCGTAAGTCGTAGGGGGAACAGGAAAGTTAGGTTGTGTCAGCTTTCTGGTAGACATTACCTTCTTCCATCCTCTCTAATATCGACTCGCGGCGAGCCCAAACGCCATTGTACCTCAGTGTCCGTGCTACCGACTTTTAGCGCAAAAGCTCGCCCGCGCAGCCTTATATGCACCTGATCCGTGAACTGCTCTACGGTAGTCGTGGTGGCCGCTGCGGATTGCGTGACGGTGCTGGCATTTGACTCTAAATAAGCGCCACCTGGGAAATTCCTAGTTTTCATGGTAAACGCTGCGCTGGGAGAGGAAGCAGTAGAGCCGTCAAACGTAACATCCGGCACAAGGCGTCGTATAAAGACGAATTTGTCCCCTTCTCCTATGTCGAGCTGGCTGGACTCAACATAAGACGTGATAGCTGACGCGGGAGACGTGCTCCCATCATCGAGGCCATATTCATGGGTATACAGGTAGTTGTCCAACCCGGCAGCTATAGGATTATTTGTGATCCCTCGATCCAGCCACGCAGAGCGGGCCATCGTGCCGTAAGACCACGCCTGTTCTACGTGGTTATAGATCACGTAGCGATCATTGGTATCAGAGTCTCCTGAAGGGTAGAACCACCAAATCTCGTTAAACGAAGAGTTAAGGGCGGCAAATATCTTCTCTTTCTGAAACAGGTTAATGTCATTAAAGATGTAGGACTTAACCGCGCACGGTAGCTTTTGGACGCGACCGTCGTACACATAAAAGTCCTCTACGCCCATCCAGAACACAAAATCGTCCACGGCCTTGGCCGACAAGGGAGAAATAACCGTAATGTTTTCCGAGATCAGGTCAATGCCATAAGTAAAAGGAGGTCCTAGAAACTGCATAGCATGTAAAGACACATCCGTAAAAACAATGATCTGCTGCCGTGTCTCGATTGCAGTAACGATCTCTGACCCGGAACCAAGTCGCAGGCCCCCTGCCGTATTGGTTGAAGTGGATTCCCAGGTATTGACTGTTTCTTGGTGACTGAAACGTATTAAAAGAGGGTCTTGAGTACCGATGTCGTCTTCGGGATCACACCCAAACGCAATAACGTGTCGATCGCGATCCGACACCAAAATATTTTTAGCGATAGTTGGAACAGCGTCATCCGCGCCAGAAACCGCAGATAGTGCAATAGCCCTAGCGTAGGTTGCCGCATAGGCGCTCTTATCCCAATAATAAACACCCCCGTCGCGGACATTTATTAGTAGGTCTTCGCCGTAATTGTCGTGAGTCCAGATGCGTAAAATGTTGACTACGTCGGTTAAAGAAGCAGCAGAATCCCATGCGCCTCTACTCCATGTTCCAGCACCCCACCCTGTTCCGAGAACCGTGCTATCCAGTCCGACATTGATTTGATACGCCCCCACTACAGAGCCCCCGCCATTGCCGCTGTCTGAGCTATTGGCTGTGACGGCATCTCCGTCCGTGTCCTTGGCTGTGAAGGTGTAGGTATTCACCGTAGGTACTGAGGCAACCTGATATTCCTGATTAAGAACGGCTGCCGTAACGAGGCCACCTAAGCTGGCTGCGCCAGAAAAGGTTACGAAATCGTTTGCGACACAATCATGGTTAGTGTCTGTTGCGGTAATGGCGGAAGAACCGTTGCTAGCAGCAAACGTCACGTCCCCTGCGCTGGTAGTAACACGTAAAGGGGTTACGTCATTAAACCCGGTACCTTCTTTTAGGTAGTATTTTAAGTGCGTACCGACACCGGTACGTAGCGTGCCATCCAAAGATACCCAGTTATGAAGCGCGCGGCAGGTGCCAAGGAAAGTATTAGTGGTCGTTTTTACCCATCCGCCAATTTTTTCCGGCAGGCCAAACCGAAAACGGATTTTTTCGCTGTCGAACCATCCGCCTTCGTTGGTATAGGAGGTGGTTTCCCGATTAACTCCGGGCTTAAATTGAAGTTTTTGTAAAGGCATTCATGTGTCCTTTACACAAATATCCCTATTAAGTGAGTGATCGCCGTAGCTATAACCGTGCCAACAACTAGCCACGCCAGCTTTTCCCAGCGAGCTGAATGAGCATCGCTAGCTACACGAAGTTGCTTCATTTCAGATACAGCCTCGGCCCAACGCTCACCACATTCCTTCTCATGCTTTTCTATACGCTCTAAGGCTTCTATGGCGATCCCTATTGCGCGTTGCACCGATTTCTCCTTCCGTTGTGTCTTATTCATTGTTCTTTAATCCACGCCTCATCCTCTTCCGTAAGCGGATCATCAGCTATATAGCGACCCTGGCTATCTCTTGATCGCACACGAGACTGTTTAAGAGCCTCTTTGAAGGGGTCCATTGACGGGCGTTTCTTCGGAGGAGAAAAGAAATTAAGAATCCGACTGAAAAAGCTCATTTCTGTTTAGCCTTCCCAATGTTAAGTGCCAAAAGGTCGATTAGCTTGTAGAGCTTGCCGATCCATACATCATCCTTCGGTGTGGGCGTCGATGCCGCTATGAGGCTTGCCGCAGTGACAATCATCGTCACGATGCTAATCGTCGTCATTATCGTGCCCATAATATACTCCTACACCTCTTTAATGGTTGCTTCTTCTTTTCCCAATTCTTCTTCAGCTTGTTTTTTGGTGGTTTCAATTAACGCTTGTTCGTGAAATTTTAATGATGGCATCAAATCGTCCATTTCAAACTGGAGTTTAACGAGCTTGTTCCGCAGACTAATCACATGGTTTTTGTGATGATGTTGCTCTGGCGTTAAATCGGATTCTTTAATTTGATCCCCATCAATGCTGACTATGTTTTCTTTTGTCATGTTAGCCTATCGCCCTCCCTCCTATATCCTTTATTCTGCGTCACGTTCTGCCCGAGTCTTATAGTCTGACCTAGCGGTCACTAGAGCCACGAAGTCATTTTTATTGCTCGGAATAGGGTCTGTGAATGAATCATCATCCATTAACTTCACAGTCCATTCCTGCTGCATTCGCTTCCAGCAACTATTCTTTTTACCCAGCATTGCGGCCTGAAGCCAATCGTTAATACTCAGTAAATCATTGAGCAATATCGCTTGCTCTGTATCGGTGCAAGTCACTGTGAGTGTAATTGTTGCCATTTTATATCTCCTTTAAGATGGGTTATTTCGCCCGTTGTTTAGCACGCGAGGAAACCGCTGAAAACAGAACCAGTTGCTACATCTGTTTGTGCCGTTCCATTTGCCTGTTGTATAAATACATGTGCAGTGTCATTTGCGTCCATATCTGCTAAAACGCTAAGTCCCTGATTCCAATATACTGGATCAGCAGCAAGACCGTCGCCGTCTATAACATTATCGTATTGTCTATTAGAAGTTTTTATGGCAACAATGTAATAGTCTGAGGCTGTGTCTAGTGCATTAGTGTACAAAGAAAGATTAAGTTGATACTTCCCAGTTACAGGTGCAGTAAAAGTATTAGATGCAAAGTTAGCACCAACATCAAATACCTCAGTTCCAAAAACAACAGTAATCTCAGAACCAGTAGCAATATTTGTTTGAGTTGAAGCTGGTCTAACCTGAAACGCTGGTTGCTGCGACATCGTTATGCCATCAATTGTTGCGTGAAATAAAGAAACAGTCGTACCAGCTTTACCTATTGCAAATTCATTGGGAGTCCCACTATTTTGTGGGAGAAATTCTAAAGCACCAGAACCTACACCACTCAATGTGGATGTATTTCCTATTGAGACATCCCAATCACATACCCCGCTTCGCCCCAATCTTACGAGTGTTCCATCTGCGGTAACCCTTACGTTAAGCGGCGCTCCCGGTGTCGTAGTTCCTACCCCTAACCTTGAAGCTCCCCCTAGAATTAAATCATCTGTGCTTTGATCCCAGAGCATGTAAGCTGAAGCAGTGTCACCAAAGAACTTAACGTCATGTCCTGTACCGTCTACACCTACGCTTAAAGTGGAATCAAGCTGGACAGCACCATCAATGTCTACGGCATCAAGGTTGGTTGTACCATCTACGTCTATGTCTCCAGCAACGGTCAGACCAGCAGCGCCAACGAGTTTCAAGTCATCGGCAGATTCGTCCCAGAGCATATAAGCTCCAGAGGTTGCCCCGAAGAACTTAACATCTAGTCCCGTATCATCGACGCCGACTGTGACTGTCCCATCAATCTGTACAGCGCCATCAATGTCTACAGCGTCTAAATTCGTCGTGCCGTCAATATCTATGTCGCCAGCAACCGTAAGACCCGCAGCACCAACTAACTTCAAGTCATCGGCACTCTCGTCCCAGAGCATGTAGGCCCCTGATGTCGCTCCAAAGAACTTAACATCTAGTCCCGTGTCATCAACTCCGACTGTGACTGTGCCGTCAATCTGCACGGCACCATCAATGTCTACAGCGTCTAAATTCGTCGTGCCGTCAACGTCCAAATCACCTGTAACTGTAAGGTCGTCTTGTACCTTGAGGTCTACAACACTAAGGCTTGCAAAAGCGTCAACTACTGCTGCTCCAGAACCCGCCCCGTCTAAGTAGACGGCTTTCACGTCACCCGCAGGTATCGTGATATTGGCTCCAGAGCCTTGAGAAATAATTATGTTTTGAGAACCGCTGGTTGCGTTCTCAATAAATTGCATTCGATTAACTGTATTTGGAGCAATCGTAATTGTGCAAGCCGAATCTAGGGTGCCCGTATATTTAACAAACATCGCTCTAACGGGGTCAGTTGCACCATCGGCAATTGTGGAAGTATGCGTATCCGCATTTGTTGTTATGCCCTCGGTCCCGTAGCCAAACGCTTCCCCGATTAGTTCTAGGTTCGTATTGGTAGTAGCGCCCCATGTCCCTGACTGTTCGCCAGTACCAATTTCTTCGAGCCTTAAATCGTTTACATATGAGCTTGCCATAATTTTTTCCTATGCAGCTATATCTTCCCAATCAGGAGTCTGGTCAGAATCTACCGAACTCCAACTAGGCGTTTGTGAGTTTGAAACGGAAGCCCAATTTGGTGTTTGGCTTGTGTCCACAAGACCCCATACCAAAACACTTGTTGTAGATGCTTCAGCTTGGTTGCCAGTGGCTTCAACTGTTGCCTTGCCTTCAACGGTAACATCATTAGTAGATGCCGTAGCCGCATCTGAAGTGACTGAAATAACCTGATCCGTTTCAATGCCAACACTACCGACACTGGCAGTCGCCGCATTGCCGCTTGCAGTGACTGTCGCCTTACCCGTGGCAGTGACGCTAGCCGTCGATGCGGTGGCTGAGTTGCCGGTGACAGGGCAAATACACGCATTACCCGTTGCAACCGCCGTTCCAACTGCGGAGGTGGCAGCGTTACCTGAAGCCGATACACTAGCAACGCCTGTAACTGTAACCGACCCGACCGAAGCCGTCGCTGAATTGCCACTTGCGCTAACCGAAGCTGCTGCTGCAACCGTGACAGACGAGGTGGATACTGTCGCTGAATTACCTGTGGCCGATATACCGGCGGCAGCAGTGACAGTGACGGAACCAACAGACGCTGTTGATCCCGGTAACGCCTCTTCTGCGTCACCCCAAGTACTTTCGCCCCACGCAATATTGCTGGAGTTCCATCCTTGCCATGCAACTTTTGCATCAGCCACATCCTCTACTCACTACGCGATTCTGATAATCGCATTGCTCGCATCGGCTGCGGGGAATGTGATCGTGAAATCGCCTGCTGTCGAAGTCTTATCCCCTCCAAAAGCGAGAACCACCACTGCTCGATTCGCGCTACCTGCTGTAGTGCTGGAGTTGTAAATCAAGGCACCGTTGGCCGTGATTGTCGCTGAACTCCATGTCGTATCAGCGAAATCTGTCAGAGCTGTCGTTCCAGATGCGGAAGGATCGACGTTAGTCAGCGTATTGCCTCCAGCACTGTAGTTCGTGCCAGAAACCTCGTTGGTGGTGGCATAAGCGGTTGTCGATGCGGCCAAAGTAACACTTGATGTATAGAGTGCGATTTTGAAGGTGTTGCCGGTGCCAGTTGTGGTGGTCGTACCGCCGCCTGAGCCATTGTGGAAATTATGAATTCCCTGCAATAGCTCACTCTTGAAGGAGGTACACATTGCCTGAGTTATAGCCATTACAGCCTCCGTAAAATTTCGGCCATATCCGCATGGCCCTGTTTATTAAAAAGATTATATAACGTAGTTCGATCGCTATTTATCGCATCTTTACAAGAAGCTAAGATAACATGGTAAACCCGGCTCTTAAATGCCTCTGCCTGAGCTTTTACCATAGGATCGGCCCCCTCTGAAACGGCGACTATTTTACGAACCGCCCGCTCCGCGATCTCCTCCGGAGTAAATCCGCGGTGTTGAGTGGTTTCTACTCCCACTCCATTAACATCTGCCTTAACCTCAACTGAAAACATATTATTGCTTTGGCCTCACTACCATTCCGGCTCTGTACTGGTCGGTGACTTCCTTTGATTCACCGAGCATCTTGACAGCTACCATCGCTTCGCTAAATCGTTTTTCGTATTCCTGCATCAGATCCGGCTCGCCCTTCATAAAGGTGTAGGCTTCGATAAGACTGCCGTAGAGCATCGCTTGTATAGCGTTGGTGCTTAACCACGTAGTCCCATCACTAGCCCCCGCAGTCAAACTGGCAGGTCTATAAAAATAATGAAGCTCCGAGGTGTAAGAGCTGTCCGGAGTTGGTGCAAGAATAAAGCTGTCTACGTCAAATTGCGCATAGTACCG